ATGGCTTTGTACAAGTACATGAAGAAGCAACACCTGCGCGATTTCATCCGCCGCGGTAGCCTTAAGATCGGTACGCTTCATGAGTACCGGCAGGTCGAATCCTATGGCTCAGCGATCGGTGACGAGGAAGAAGGAGTCCAGTTCACCGAGTTCAATATGCCTGACGGTGGCATTGTTGACCTTTCTGGCAACACGAGAGGGGCTGCGTACCTCAGGCAAAGCCTGCCGGGCTCTGCTGGTACTGACCCGTTTCGTGGAGAGATCGAATTTGCCCCTGGCGTGCAACTACTCGCAAAGGCCGAATCGCCGAACTTTTTCATCTATTGCACTTCGGCCCGCTACGACCGCGCGGCGATGGAAGAATTCGGTTACGACGCGTGTTTGGAAATCTTCAACGTCCCAAAATTCTTCAACGCGCTCTCAAGAGCTATTCGCCACAAGGGGGCCTTTATCGGGAACAATGCGATCGAATATCGCGAAAGAAAGGCCGACTGGACGGAGCCACGCGCCGTACCACCTTGGCTTTTGAAGTCGCCCGAGTACGCTTATCAGACGGAAATCAGGGCGGTCTGGCATCCTCAAAAAAATGTCGTGAAGCCGCTCTTCATAGATGTGCCACGCGCCGTCAAATACTGCCGACCCTTTGAACTATCGAGCTCGTGATCCCGCAGCCGTCAAACGATCACCACCAGCAACGCTCCTACCCAGGGCTAGCACCGGTTGAGCTCAATGCGCGCGGAATCAGCTGTACCGACCATTCCTGCACATAGGCCGGGCCCGCCTCGCCTTGTGGCTGCTCCACGCCCTTGAACATCATTCTCTCGCCACCCATGGTGATCAGCGCGGCCTCGTACAGCACAGGCAATAGCGGCGCATGCACCGAGCTGGCCGGGTCGTTCAGGTTCAACTGGTAGGTGTGGCCCACCATTGCAAGCGTCAGCTCTCCCACCTTGCCGTCGTCGGCGGCAATTTCCTGGTGTGAGCGGCGCTGGCCGCGCGCCCGAAGTTGTTTGGCTTTCACGAACATGCACGGCAGTGTAGCACTGTTGACCCATCTCATCCAGGATAGGGCTGGGTCCGCTACGATGCGCGGATGACTTCGACTACACCGATCCAACTCGCGCCAGATCGCGCAAATACCCGACTGGCCGACCTGGTCAATACCGCACTCGAGCTGCAGAACGAAGAGGGTACCCAGAGTGCGGTTGCCCTGCTGACGGACGCCGGGGCCAGCTTCGCCACGATTTCTCGCGTGCTCTGTGATGCATCCCGACGCCGCGCTGATCGTTAGGGGCTGACCAGCCCGTTCTCTTGCAGGAAGCGCTGACACGCGCGGCCGGTAGCCAAGTCTTCCTCGACGGCGAGCGTCAGCGCTCTAAGATCTCGGTCAACGTCCGCTCGAACCAGCCGGCCGGGTGGATCGGCGCCGTCGCTGCCAGTGGCGCCTTCGGCTTGGGAGGCGGCGGCAGGTCCACCGGGGCAGATGGCGGCGCCGACGCGCACGCCTGGAGCAGTAGCGATGCGGCCGCGAACAGGGTCAAGTTCTTCATTTTTGGCTTTCGTGAGGGCTGCATTGATGGCGTCCTGCTTGATCGACAGGACGGCATTGTCTTTTGTACGTGTGATGATCGCCACCGCATCCTGTGCGGCACGCTCGCTCACAGCGGCGGCGTGACCAGCCTCATACTGGTGGATGCCGTACCCGCGCACGCCGAGCCAGACTGCGAGCAGCAGGCCGATCAGCAGCAGGATGCCGGACAGGAGTTGCTCGAGGCGGCTCATGCCGGCACCTCGGCGGTCGGCGAGAACAAAGCCGCCTCGGCAGCGCGCCGCTTGACCAGGCCGGGCAGCGGCTTCCCACCCGAATTCACCCAGCGGCTGAACTGATCGGCCGCGGCCTTGTAGTTGCCCTTGTTCAGCAGGATCAGCAGCGTCGATTCCGCCAGACGTTTGGCGCCCAGGTTGAACACGAACGACGCCAGTGCATCGAACTGGCCTTGGGTCAGCGGTACCTTAACCAGCTGCGACACCGCCGCTTCGGCGTCCTGCAGGTCCTGCGTCAGCCAGACGTCGGCCTGTTCGACTGTGCAGCGGTCGCCAGTCTTTACGCCCCGCGTGTGGCCCACTCCGATAGTCGGAATGCCGGCTGGGCACAGGTACGCCTGCAGGCGACAGCCCTCGGAATCGCGGATCAGCGCGCGGCACGCGCCGGACGCTCTCATGTCATTTAGCTTCATGCGTAGGCTCCTTGTTGGACGGGACCGCGGGTGCGGTTGGGAGATTGAATTTGGTGTCAACCAGTGCTTCCAGCCTGAACAGCGCGCGCGATCCCATGTGTGCGGCAATACCGACCATTGCGGCCGTCAGCTGCGGCGGAAAGTCTCGCCAGGTGCACAGGTTGTACGTGATGATTCCGGTCAGCGCGGCGGCGGTCATCTCGCCCAGCAGTTCGGTGAAGTTCCAGGCGCGCGCGTGCCCGGCCTTCATCTTGCGCAGGAAGGAAGCGAAGCCGCCCAGCAGCGACAGGCCAAGCACCCAGGCCCAGGTTAAAAAGGCCGTCAGATCCGTGAAAATTGGCGGCGGTGGCGGTTTGTCGATCATGTAGTTGTCCTGGTTCTGGATCGTGGGTTAGCGACGGAGGACGGTAGCGCGCCAGTTACCGGCCGGGACGTTCACCCCGGCGCCGGTGTTGTTGTAGTTGTAGGCGGTCACGACGCCGGCGGCGGTGACCTGCCCCCACACCATCATTGCTCCCAGGCCGCCCGCGTCGAAGGCCACCAGCGCGAAGTCGCCCAGCTTGGCGCCGGTGACCGTAATCGCAGTCACGCCCAGCGCGTTATTCGCAACCGTCACCGCATTGACAGCCTGAATCCCGGTCAGGTAGGTGGTATTGGTCCCACCGTTGCGGCAGTTGTCGATCAGCGTGCCGGTGCCGGCGTCGACGAGCGTGGAGCCGTCGTTAAACCGGTTGAACACCAGGTCGCGCAGGGTCGCGCGCAAGCTGCCGGTATCGGAGAGAATTTTGCTGTGCCGGCCGCCGCGCACGGTGGCGTTCTTCGACTGGGTACCAAGCGTCAGCTGGGAGTAGGTGTCACAGTGGTCCAGAATCAGGCCCGTGCCCATGTCGTACACGTCAGCGAGGGTGTTGACCTCGAAGTCGGTGCCGATGAACTTGTCTTGAGCCGCCCCGGGCGACGCGTACACGCCGTACTGGCTGCATGCCTCGAATGCACCGCCGATGAAGATGTTGCCCAACGTAGCCGTCAGTTGACAGCCGATGGTCGGCCCTTCCCCGATTGGATTCACGAACGTGCAGTAACTGGTTGTCTGGCCTGCGTTGCGCTTGTCCAGGTTGTAGCCCATCGCCGGCTTCGCGTTCATGTACCAACCGTCGACGTTGCCGGACACCTCGACATCGAATTCGCTGCAAACCGCGAACTTGGTCAACAGGCCGGCGCTGGCCGCCCCTGCGCCGCGCACACGCGCGCCGATCTTGCAGTGGTGCGTGTTGCGGCAGAAAACGGCATTGCCAGCGGTGGGAGGCACTTCGATCGCGGGCCGGATCCCCCATCCGAACTTCACACCGTAGACTTCCCCGGCGACGTTGGTCACCGCGCCAGCACCATCGGCGTCGAAAATCACCGCATCGCCGGCGCCGGTGTAGCGCAGCGTCACCATGCCCTCGAATTCGATTTGAGCGTGCAGGATTCCCCAGTTCGGCGACTGGCTGTACTTGTAGCCGCCCCCAGGGAAGACGCCCTTCTTGCCACTGCCGGCAATCGCATCGCGTAATTTCTGCATCGCGCTGGTAGCGTCGGTCAGAAAGGTACGCGCCTTCACGTCGGCAATCTGCGCCTCCGTCATGAACTGGAACACACTGACGCGCTCGCGATAGCGGTCGGCGACGGACTGCAGAATCGAGCCAGCCTCCTCCCCCTGGACGCCAATCTTGTCAGCGCCGCCCGCAGCAGCGAAATCGGCCAGCGCCCCGTTAATGGAATTGTCCACACCGTCGGCCTTGCGCGTCCAAACGGTAGATCCGTCGGCCCGCTTGAGGCTAAGGTCGTATGACCCTGCCCCCAGATACAAGGGCGCGGGCAGCTCGCCCCGCGCGTTCAGCGCGATGTACTGGCCGCCGGCGCCGTCGGCCGTGTAGGTGTGCGGCACCGTTCCATCCGGATCGGTGTAGGCGGTCTTCTGCGCCGTCGTCCCGTACCCGTATGTGTAGAGCCTGCCGCCGACCAGCAGCTGGCCGACGTCGGTGAACTCTTGCAGGTTGAAATTTGCTGGCTGGCTGGCTGGCATTGGTCGTCCTAAAACAAAAGCCCCGCGTGAGCGAGGCTGGAATGAAAAAGCCCACCGGAGCAGGGTGGGCTGGGTTGGGGTGAAGCGGCGGTCTTACTTCAGTTGCGCGGGCACGGCGACCTTGCTGCCGATTTGGCCGCCGAACACGCCGATGTTGTTCGACAGCAGCATGTTGCGGTTGTTGATGCTCTGCACCAGCGCCTCGAGGCTGTTCAGGTTTTGCGAACCGGCCGCGCCCCTCGCCAGCAGCATGCTGCCCATCTGGTCACGCACCGATTGCGGCGTGGCGACGCGGTTCCAAACATTCTTGGCCGATCCGATCGCGGACAGCAGGTTGCCGGACTTGAGCGCGCCGATCCCGGCGCCAGCTTCGGTCGCCGCCGACAGGTCGAGGTCACCCATGCCGGCCTGGCGCGCGGCCGTCTGCGATCCCACGCCGACGCTCTGCAGCCGCCGCAGCTGCGCCTCCTTCGCCACGCTCGACGCAAACTCGCGGTAGGAACGCAGGTCGCCGAAGACCGCCTTGAGCTTCTCCTGCGTCGCGGGCTCCTTCCACATGGCCATGATGTTGGTCTGGCCGCCCTGGGTGCCGAGCTTGGCGCGCAGCCCCTCGAACGCGCCGATCCGGAACGCCTGCAGCTCGTTGTCCGACATGCCCTTCATCGTGCTCGTGATGCTGGCCTCGTCGCGGTTGATCGCCAGCTTGCCTGCGTTGGCCGCGTCGATCAGCGCCGACGGCTCGGAAAACGCCCGCCGCGCGTCACGGTACAGCGATGCGCCGGTCTGCGGGTTGGTCGTCGCGGCGTCCAGCTCGTCGACCAAGCGGGTCTTGAGCGACTGGTAGGCATGTCCCAGCGGCGTCAGCGTGCCGTCCGCGTTCATCGCCTTGCGGCTCGACAGCACCTGGTCGATCCCCTGCTTTACGTGATCGAGGTCGCTCATTTCCCATTTGGCCGGCTGGGCTGCATCGAGCGTGAAAGGCATCTGCCGTGCGGTCGCGATCTCGCGGCCCAGCTTCGTGGCGCCCAGCTCGTCCGCCGTCTTCACGATATCGCTCAGCTCCTTCGAAGGCTGGATGCTGACCTGGCGCAGCTGGCCATACAGCGGCGCGGAATCCTGCTGGCGGCGCGCGATCAGCGAATCCACGGTGGTCGGCAGGCGCTGGCCCTGGGTGTCGAGCGCGTCCTCGGCCGCCGTACGCAGGCGGTCGCCGACGCCGGCCGTGCGCTGGTGCAGCAGGTTGTAGGCGGCCTCCTTGGTGCGGCCCGGCAGGATCGCCAGCGTATCGAGCAGCTGGTTGGTGTTGCGCCCGCCGGCATCGGCCAGCGTCGCCTCGTCGCCCAGCTTCGCCATCCGCGCCGCGGCCTGTGTCAGCGGGTTGGTGTAGCCGCCGGTGGCAAGGGTGCCGCGCGCGTCGCGCGCCAGCGCCTCGGCGACTTTCTGCCGGGCGTAATCCGCAGCGCTGCTCTTGGACAGCCGCTGCGCCACGTTGCTGCCCACCGCGCCCAGCACCGCCGCCGCTGGCGTCATGGTCGCCCCCAGCGCCGCACCGGTACCGGCGGAGCGGGCGCCGTCGGCCAGCATGCCGCCGAGGGTGTCCGCATTCGAGCCGGCGGTACCGGTCACGCCGCCATAGACCGCGCCGACCCCGGCCGCCTGCGCCGCGCGCGGCACGATACCGACCACAGTCTTGGCGCCGGCCGCCGTGCGCAGGGCGTTCGGCAGCAGGCCGCCGACCGGCAGCGTGGCGACGATCGATCCACCGACTTCGCCGGTGGCGGTCGCCAGCGGACTGGCGGCCTTGTACGGCGCCAGCTCGCCCTCCAGCTTGGCCTTGCCGGCGTCCGCGTCGTTCACCAGCCACGTGCCGGCCCGGCTCAGCAGCGTTGTCGGCCTGGTGCCGGTGACCAGGCTGGCCAGCGTGGGTGCAGGCGCGCCGGGCATCAGTTCGTCTGCCGCCACCAGCCCCTTGCCGACCAACCGTTGCGCGCCCAGCACCATCTTGCCGAAGCCCGTGCCGGCGCCGGCCGCCAGCCCCTTCACGCCGTCGACCAGCGTATTGCCGCCGTCTTTGCTGCCGGCCGGCGCCGGCGGCGTGCCCGCCAGGTGGCTGACGATGTCCTCCGCCTTGTAGCCGGCCGCCGTCGCCGCCTTGATTTTGCTGCCCAGCTCGGGCGAGTCGGCGAGGTGGCTGGCGATCTGGGCGTCGCTGTAGCCGGCCGCTTTCGCCTGGGCGATCTTGTCCTGAATTTCGCTCATGGTTTAGTGCCCGAAGATGTCGGAAAGCGACGGCTTGCCGCCGCCCGGTTTCGCCGCCGGCGCCGCCGCTGGGGCCTCCCCGCGACCGCTGATCGAGTTGGACAGGTCCTTGCGCACACTCTTCGGCGCGGCCTGCGCCTGCGCAATCTCGGCCTGCATCTGCGCCACCGTCGCCTCGTATGCCGCCTGGCTCTTGGCGGTCGAGAGCAGCGCCCGCGCATGCTCGTTGTCGGACACCGTTGGCTTGTTCCCTCGCGCCATCGCGGAAGCGTAGGCAGTGGCAAGGCCCAGATTGGCGGTGGCAAACTTGGCCAGCGCCGGATCGTTGGCGTTGGTGTCGAACATGATCTGCACTTTACCGAACGGCAGGAAGCCACTGCGGACGACGTCGCGCGACGCCTGCACTGCCAGCGGCGCCAGGTTCGCAGCCTCGGCGGCGGCGTTCTCCACCCGCGCACTGATGTTGCCGGTGGCGCGCATCCCCGCCTTGAGCCCCTCGAATTCCGCCATGCGCGCAGCAATGTCTTCGCCGCTCATGCCCTGGCGGCCGGCTTCGGCCGTGATGTCGTTCTGGAGTGCGACCAAGTTCGCCGCCCCCTGGGCGCCGCGCCCGAGGTTCTGCAGGCCGCTCTTGTCCCCCTTGAGGAATTGCCTGGCGATCCGCGTGCGCGTGTCGGCCGACAGCGTCGGCTCGATATTTCCCTGCGAGCCCAGCCGGTCAGTGATCATCTGTTGCACCTTGACCTGGTTGACACGGTTTGCCGCCCCCTCGGACTGGATCCGCTGGTCGGTCACGCCGAACTGGCGAACCTGTTCCGCTTGCTTGGCCTGCTCCAGCTGCTGTTTCAGTTGTTCGGTGATGGATTGGCCGCCCTGCATCGCCGCTGCCTTCCACTGCGCGAAGGCTTCCGGGCTCTGCGCGGCCTGCTGGATCATCGCGACGCCGCGATCGTACTGCCCTGGCTGTTTGAACAGGCCGAGCGCGTTGCCTTCCTGCGCCCAAGCGAGGGCATCCTCCGGGGTCTGTACCGTAGCGAGCCGTTGCGCGTGGAAGTCGTGCAGCGCGACATCGCGAGCCAAGCTCGTCTTGGCGGCGTCTGCTTCGTCCTTCGCGGCGGCAGCAGTGCCCTTGCGCTGATCGATCAGCGACTTGCTGAGCGCGTCCGCTGCGGCAAACCCTTCCGGCGTCGCGGTCCCGCGCATGGCCTGGACACGCTGGTCGTCGGTAGCACCCTGCGGCAGTCCCATCAGGGCGTTGCGCAGTTGTTCCGCGCGCTGGCTGGCCTGCTGGCCTTCGTTGAATTTCTGCTGGCCAGCGGCCAGCGTCAGCGCATTTTGCTGCAGCGATTGCCTGCGAGCATCTGCTTGGTCCATCTCAGCCGAGTACTCCATCACCGATTTTGGCGGTACGAGGTACTGCTGGAAAATATTCGAGTCAGCCATTATTCAATCCCCCATCCACCTGCAGCGGCAGCGTCATAACCCTCATACGGGCTCGCCCCAGTGCCATCGGCATTCGCCGTAAAACTGTTCGGTTTATTACGCCCATACAGCGCCAAGAGTTGGTTGCCGGCGTTGCCCCAGATGTTGCCTTGGGCAAGGGTGGCGGCGCCTGCGTTATTGCCCGCGGCCACCATCAGCGCGCTGTTCGCGCCCGCTGTGTTCGCGCCCTGTGCGCCGACGCTCTGTGTCGCGGTTTGGCCGATGCCCGCCAGTGCCGCCAAGCGGTTGAGGCGGTCCGTCCTCGCCTGGTTCGCCCGCCCGTACGCGGCGCTGTAACCCGTGGTCGCGTAGTCGGTACCATACTGCGCGGCCGCCTTCAGTGCCGCTCCGGAGATGCGGCCACCCGCCGCTGCCGTACGCCGGTCGATCGCCTGCTGGCCCTGCTGGAGGCCGAACTGGTAGCCCGGTTCCATCTGCAGGTTCGAGACATCAAGCGGGGCGTCGTTCTCGGCGGCGAATTGGCCGAGCGCGGTCTTGCCGGCCTCCAGATATGGCGCCTGGTTGGCCTGGTTGATGTCGAACTGGCGCCGATTCTCGGCGATGGCGTCGCTTGTGCCCTGCGCCTGCTTGTCAGCCGCCTTGCCAGCTGCGTTGCTCGAAATAAGCGCGCTGCCAATGGTCGCGGCTCCTGCCCCTACCAATGCAGCCGTGGCTGCCGACATTCCAAACATTTAGCCTCCCAAATTCAGTTCATGTGCGTGCCCGAGAGCGGGCGCGCGACTTTGCAAGAGATGTGCATCCTCGACAAGATCGTTTTCCAGCTCCTCGATATCGGTTTTGTCGGTGGCGAAGAACCCGGTACACCAGGTGTCTGCGTGCGCATAGCCGACACGCTTGACGCCCGGCTGGCTTACGAAGGTATGGCGCCCAGTAAGACGCTGCATGCCACCGTCGGTCAGCACGGTGATATCGCCGACGAACTGGACTAGGTGCTCGGTCTTGTGCACCGCGCCCGTCAGCACGGTGCCGGCCGGGATGAACATCTCGCGCGCATAGATCCCCGGGGAAAAGTAGTGCGTGGTCGGCGTTTCGACTTGCGGGCAATCGAGGATGAACTTTTCGATATTCAGGATCTGTTCACGGGTCGGCTTGTGGGTCGCCTCGATCGCGTCCAGCGCCGCGTCAATGGTCTGCAGGTCCATCAGCCGGCCACCCCGATCTCGCCCTCGCCCGAGATGGTAAGCGCGCCTGCCGCGCTGGCCCCGCCCACAAGGAACTCGGACGCGTCGATGCGCATCAGCCCGTACCAGTCGTAGGGGCTGTTCGCCGCGATCACCTGTCCTTGGCCGATCACCTCGGTACCCGCCGCATTGGCGCCAGTCGCGCCCAGCCACAATGAGAATGCCGCGGCTGCTGCGCTCTTGTTCGTGATGCGCAGGTGCTTCAGGACGATGTACTGGGGCGAGGCGCCTGCATTCACGCCGCCGGCCGCGGTGGGCGGGTTGAGCAAGTTGGTGGTGAGCGCCGCCGTCAGCGCGACCGGGCCGAAGCGGAAGGTTTTGTTCGATGCCATGTTGATCCTTAACTTGAGAGAATTCCGTTTGCTACCAATGCCGCGATGACCCCAGCCAGCGTGCCGCCGGAGACCGCCGCCGTCTGCGCGGCCTTGCCGTTGCAGCCAAATCCGGCCGACGCGGTGAGCGTGGTGAAACTGCCGTCCGTCGCGTCGACCGCCATGAAACTGCTGCCGCCCGTCGCGCTGATGGTCGTGAAGTGGCCCGCTGCCGGAGTGGTGCCGCCGATGGCGGGCGGCGCGGCAAAGTCGCCCAACAAGGCCACCGTGCCGTCCTTATCTGGCATCGTCCAGGTGCGCGCGGCAGTAACCGCGCTGGTGAACCAGCTCGTGATCGTTCCCAGCACGTTTTTCAGATTCAGGTCACGCCCCGTGAGCCCTGGCACACCGCCCGGGGCATCCTTCGAATTGAGCGGTACGTAGACGCCGTCCACGCTAGGCGGCACCAGCATCGGCTGCTCGATCGCGTCGTCCTGCAGCATGAACAGTGCCAGGCCCGGGTTGCCCTGCATGCCCGGCGGCCCGGGCGGCCCCGGGAACACATCCGGCGCCTCCGTGGCATCGCCGATCAGTACGGTACGCGTGTCGCCCTGCGCCAGGGTTGCGCCGTGGGTCTGCACCTGGGTGTTGAGCGATTGGAAGAAGCGCGCCCACTCCGGGGACAGGAACACCTCTACTTTCTGGCCGCCCACGTGCAGGGTGCCCAGCGCGACCCGGGTCGGCGGAGGGACGCTAAGCATCGTCGACCGCCGCGGCGTGAATGTTGAACGGCACTGGGTCCGAGCAGCGGATGCGAAATACACGGTCGTGGGCTGTACCCAGCGGCAGCCAGCGCACTTTCTGCATCCAGCGGCCGATCGCTCCCAGTGAGCGCATCAGCTTTGGACCGAAATTGAAGCCGCCGTCGTTCGAGAGTTCAAGCGTCACGTTCCCTCCGTAGCCGGTCGAGCAAGCCAGCTCGAGGCTGCGGAATGTGATCGGCTCCATGCTGGCCTTGACCATGTGCGGCCAGGTGCGCTCGCGCACGAGCGGATCGGCTCCGTAGGTATACGTTTTCGCGTCGACCAGGTACAAATTGCCTTGGGCATCGCCGGCATATTGGCCGCCGTTCACCAGGCAGACCGAAGTCACGCGCCACGGCGCCCAGCCGGCCGCGCCCCACTCGGCGCGCTCGTGCCACTGCTGCATGGCGGCATCGAAGACCAGGGTGCTCGCTAGGCCCGGCGCGTTGATGCCGATGAACTCGTGACCGTCGACCTGGTAGGTCCACATGGTTGCGGCGCTGAGGTCCGTCGACTTGGCCAGCATCTGCTCGATCGCTCTGGTCGACACCCGGAGCGGTGCATGGCCGGACATCCGGTATACGATGCCGCTGCCCGTGCGCGTCTGGCCGATCCAGAACACTGAGTCGGCGGCAACGATGCAGGCGTTCGCGCCGACGCAGCCAACATCGATCTGCGCCGAGTTGTAGCGCGCGAACGGGAACAGCGCGCCGCCGCTGTCGATCCAGATTTCGGTGGTGTACGCGCCGAGCAGAATCAGCTCGCGATGCGATACCGGAGTACTGACGATATTGTCGGGCTGCGCGTCCGCCGACGAGAAGTCGAGTGCGTCCAGCGTGCTCGCATCGTCGAGCGCGGTGATGTAGAACTGGTCGGTACCAGGCGCCACGAAGATCATGTATCCGTCAATGTAGCCGACCGACTTCGAGCCGCGCCAGCCCACCGACGTGATCGGCGCGATGAGGTTCGTGTCCAGGTTGAACACGTAGCCCCCGCCGCCTTCGACGATCACCAACTGGCTATTGTTGTGCGCCATGCCGACGGCGCCATTGGCACTCGAGAGCGTCCCGCGGTTCACCGGCGCGCCATTGACGATCTCCAACAGCGCGGCGCCGGCCACGACGAACCAGCGGCCCTCGACGTTACGCTGGCCGCGCACGGCGGCGCCGAGCGACAGGTACGTGGCCAACCCGGGCGCCGACACTTGCGTCAGCGTGCGGGTTTCGCCCAGGCCCTCGACCTGCTCGAGGTAGCAGTTGATCGCCGTCTGCACCGCGGCCTTGCGGTCGTCCAAGTGGTAGCTGGGACCGATGCAGGCGATGAAATTACGGCCGGCCATCAGTTCCACCCGCTCAGGATGTTGCCGCCGGCACCGCGCGACGCCATCGGGTTGGCGGATAGGATCGCCGGGCGCACATTGGCGTTTGCCACGTTGAACAGGGCCTCTTTTTTGGCCGCCAGCAGGCCGGGCGGTACCCCGCCCAGCAGCGCCGGGGCCATCGCCACCGCCAGCGAGGCGGCAAACGCACCCTGGTAGCCGGCCGGCAGCGTGTAGGCGGTGTCGAGATCAGCGAAGCTGGCGAACGGCGCGCGCGTCAGGAGGCTGATCGTGTTGCCGCCCGCCGCTGGGTACAGGTACACCGTGGCCAGGCCATCCCACGCCCAGACCTCGGGCCGCCCGGCCTGGTCCTTCAGTTGGATCTCGTTGTACTGCTGCATGGTGATCGGATCCATCCGAAACCCGTCGGCCTGAGCGCCAATGATTTCCTCGCCGGCCGGGATCGCCGCGAAAGCGCCGGCGGCCAGCGTCAAGCTGCGCCCGACCACCGCGCCCGCCGCGATCACGTCCTGCGGCGTCATGTCGCGGCCAGCGCTCCAGTCGTCGGCGATCGCGTTTAGGCGGCGCAGGCAGGCCGCCGCCAAGTCGGCGTCGAGCACCTCGCCAGGCGACAGCCGGTTCATGCTCTCGAGCGCGAGCGTGATGATGGTGCGGGCCGTAGTCATGACTTACTCGCCGGTCGTTTCCGGGGTATCGGCGGCAGCGGTGGTGGCCGCGCCCTTGGCCGGCTTGGCCGGGGCAACGTAGGCCGGGCCGTATCCTGAAGCGGTCAGCGCCTGGTGTTCCGCTTTGTCGTTGGCCACGGCAAAGCCGACGCCGCCGACCAGCTTCATATTTAATGGGTACATGGTTTCTCCTGAAGTGATGGAAAGGAGGGGCCAGCCTGCTCGACCGGCCCCGGGCCGCCTTAGTTGGTGCGGCGCACGGCGAAGTTCGGCAGCGTCACGGCGGCGCCCCACAGGATGTCGAAGCGGCTTACGAACTTGTTGTTGGTGATGTCGAAGCCGCGCACGAAGCGCAGCGACACGCCACCTTCGTCGGCCATCGACGCCTGGTACGCCATGTCCATGCCGCCCGGCAGCTCCTGCTTGGGCGAGACGAAGGTGATCGCGTCACGGTGCCACACCATGTTTTGGGTGTAGGTCGTGTTGGCAGCGCCGGAGGTGATCGTGATCACCGCGCTGTCGGCCGGGCGTGCGGTCACGTTCTGGTACGCGCCGCCGGCAATGATCGCCGGGCTGATTGCCACGGTCATCAAGCCGGCGCCGTCCGAGGAAACCGGGCCAGGCGCTGCGGCGGTGGGGCCGATGACCAGGAAGGACTGCAGCACGCCGGTCGACGCTTTGGTTTCGGGATTGACCGAATAGACCCCGGCAATGGTGAAGGTGTCGCCTTGGTTCAGTCGCACCGCGGCGGCGGCGGTCCAGCCCTTCAGCAGGAGCGCAGTGGTGGCCGCATACGGGTTGTCGGTCGTTCCCGCGTTGGTCAAGCCCTGGTTCGCGCCGTTGATGAGAGGCGCGCCGCCGAGCGGCCCGACGGTGTGCGAAGGCACGTTCTGCGACATCGCGATATCCAGCCCCGCGCCGGTCTTGATGATGCCGGTCTTGTACTGCTCGCCCAGGACTTCCTTGTTGTTGAACAGCCCCGACAGGCCCGCGACGATGGCCGCGTTCGCGCCCGGCTCGATCGCTGCCATGCGCATGCCGTCGCGCGGCACACTCATGCGGTCCAGCGGCACCCCGGCCTGCAGCAGGTCAGCGAAGGTCGCCGGCGGGGTGCCGGGCGTTCCGACGAGCTGGTGCGCTCCGTTTTTCAGAATGTTGCCGACGCTGTAGTCGAGGATTGCGGCCAGCTTCAGGCCCGCGGGCTTGAGGTAGCGGTCCTTGAACGCCTTGCTGACCTTGCCGTCGTTGCCGATCGAGGTGGCAAGTTCGGTCGAGCCGACGGCGAAATCCAGACCGAGCAGTGGCTGCAGGGTCACCGGGGTGCTGCGTTCGGTGATGTCCTGCACGTTGGCGGTTTCGCCGGTGCGGTGGGTAAATTGGACCGGCGCGCGGGCGTTGACGGTCTGGCCGGGCTTGAGTTCCTTCTCCCACGATTCCTTGAAATCCGAATTCATGTTGCCCAGGAACGCCGAGCTGTTGTGTGCGATGCGCAGGACTTCGTTGGTAATGACCTGCGAGGTGACGAGTGCGTTTGCCATGAGAGGCTCCTATTTAGCGTTGTGCCCGTTCCTGGGCGTTGGCCCAGGCGATGTAGGCCTTGGTGTTGGATGGATCCGGCATGCCGTTGGGCACGCCGCCGCCGCGCGCCGGTTCGATCGGCGCAGGTGCGTTGCTCGGCTTCGGCTTGTCCTTCGATTTCGCGGCGGCGAGCTTGTCCTCAAGTCGGGCGATCGCGCGTCCGGCCTGAACAGCTGGCATCCGGGAAAGACGGTCCGCCTCGTCCGCGTTGTCGGGGTCGGTCAGGTATTCGATGACCTCCTTCGGATTGTCGGCATGGAAGATCGCGTCGGTGGCAGGCTTCGGCCTGCCGCTGCGGTCGGCCAGGCCGCCAAATACATCGTCCAGCTCGGAGGCGAGAGTGTCGAACTTCTCGGCGCCCCATTCCTTGGCCAGCGATGCGACGATGCCCTGGCGTCGCTCAACCTCGGCACGCTGCTCAGACATCGACGGTGCAAGCTTTTGGGCCTGCTCTTCGATCTGTCGTTGCAGCTCCGCGCGGGTGAGCGTTACGGGTTCGTCGTCGCCTTCCTGGCTGGACTGATGTTGGTTCTGAGGAGCTTGCGCCTGCGCGCGGGCCTCGTATAACTGTCGTGTCTTGGTATCCACGCGGCGGCGCAGGCGTTCGATTTCGCGCTGCTCGGGCGTCTTTTCCTTCTTCGCTTCTGCTCCCGACTCTTTGCCTTCGCCTTCGCCGTTACCTTCGCCGGCGACCTGGTTGACCTGTTCGGTTCCGGGCGTGCCAGCATCGTTTGCTGTCGCGCCCGCCGCGGCGGGCGCTCCGCCAGTTGGCAATGCGGTGTCTTCAACGTTCAAAATCATGCTCCTTGTGGTGGTTCAGGCAAAGAAAAACCCGCGCTCGGCGGGTTCGTGGTTTGCTGCATCGCAGCGGGATCTTCCGGCGCTGGCGCCGTATCGGGCGGTTCCGGTGGCACGGCGGGCAGCGCCGGCGCGGCGCTCGGCTGCCCTGTGCTGCCAGCGGCCATCTCGCCCGGCAGCGGGTCGGGGTGGCTCAGCATCGTATTGATGGTTTGCACCACCATCAGCTGGATCTGCTCGGGTGTCATCGCCGCGCTGGTAACCTCAAGGCGCTTGGTCTCCGCGTCGTAGAATTTGATGTCCAGCTCCCGGTCCTTGGCGATCAGCTCGGCACGCTTGTCGTTCAGCTGCTGCTCGGCCTGGTCGGCTTCGGCCTGAGCATCGCGCGCATGCTGGATCGCTTCCTTCAGCGCAGCCTGCGCCTGCTGGACCTGCTGCAGCAGCTGCTCGGGCTTCGGCTGCTTGCTAGTGTCCGGATTCAAGATCGCCTGCACCGCCGGCGGCGCCATCGCGGCCAGCACCTGGGCCAGCTTGTCCGCGTGCGGGATATCGAGGTTCTGGGCCCACAGCGGCGCGATCGCCGGCGTCATCTCCGGATTGTTGCGCATGACTTCGCCCAGTGCGGCCTGCGCTTGGCTGCGCTGAGTGCTGTAGCTGGCGCCGACCACCACCCGCACATCGTAGGTACCGACATTCGGGTTGATGCTGATTCCCTGTTCGGTGTGCTGAACGGCTTGCTGCTGCTCGGGATCGATCGTGACGCTACTGGGAGTCATGTCGATGCCCAGGATGCGCTGCTGGCGTTTGGTGTCGATCAGCTTGGCCGACATCTGCACGACAATCCGGCCCACTTGGCCGAGCGACGCAGCGAGATTCTGCGGGAAATGCGCGGTGCTGGCCTCGCCCTGTTCCTTGCGTGCGTCGATCGCCACGCCCGACTGCTCGTTGCTCGGCGCGCCCAGATTCGCCTGGTACATGCCGATCGAGGCCTCGAGGTCGTGCAGCGCCTCCTGCGCGCCGATGATGTGGTTTTGTAGGTTGACCGAGATGTTGGGCCGAGTCGGTGCCGCAATCGAGTTGCCCAACTCGTCCACGTCGTGATACGGCAGGTAGGCGCGCGACTCGATCGAGGCGCGGTCCCACAGCGCCTCCAGCCCACGGATTGCGCGCACCGGCGTCATGAACGGCGACTTCGGCGCGCTACCCATGTAGGCCAGCTCCTCGGACTTGTGATAGTTGTACGCCCGCTGCGCGTTCATCGCGCGGCGCGGGATGCCGCAATACGTCAGGCGCTTGTCGCTGATGCCCCAGTAGCCGTACACCGGAACGATGCCGATGTGGTCGGCCGGGTACAGGGCCTCGCTCCCGTCCGCGTTCTTCACCGTGTCCAAGATCGCGGCGCCGCTCATGGTGCGCCACTTCACGCACTGGACCTTGTCGCGATAGTTGCGCACGAAATGCAGGTTGACGCCTGCCACCTGGCACGCTGCGTGGTATTCATCCTCGGAGCCGGTGACCGGCTGGCCGTCCAGTCCCAGCCAGATGATGACGTTGCGGGTCTTGTCCTCCTTGTACCACTGCTCGGCCACGACGATGGACTTGCGATCCCCTTGCCCGTCCATCTGCCGCTGGTCGGCGCCGAAGCTCACCTTCTCGGCCCTGGCGCCGTACTTGCGCTCGAACTCGCGCTCGCTCATCGATGTGAGCAGGTAGCCGAAGGTGGCGTCGCTGCCGTCCAGCTGCACGCTCCATGGGTCGAACACCACGCGCAACGGGTCTGCCTCGGCACAGATGCGCGGCTCCTGGTAGCCCATCGCGCGGTCGACGTACTCCGGCCGCACGATCAGGTAGCCCACGCCGGTGCGCGCTGCCGACGTCAGCGCGATGCCGTAGTGGGTCTGCGCGCGGCTGGCGTATTCGATGTGGCGAATCATGCCGTCGAGCTGCTCGGACACCTTGATATCGGCGCCCGATCCGACCGGCACGGTGTGGATCGACGGCGGTGACTTGATCACCTGGCCAGAAACGTTGGCCACGTATTGGCCGGTGTGGTCCATCACCAGGCACGGCCGCGCGCCGCCCGGGTCGTTCTCGCGGGCGCGCTTGATGGCCTCGTCCCACTGCTGCGGGTTGGACGGATCGGAGAATTTCAGATCTTCCTCGATCTGCTGACGCTGCTCGCGCGTCGCGGCGATCGCGTCCTCGTACATCTCCTGCGCCTGCTGCAGATCGTTAGCCATTAAAGTGCCCTTGCGCCGGATGCGGCGGATTTGGTGAAGTCATAAGCGTGTTGCGTCTTCATCACGCGCCGCGCGCCCTCGCAGGCGTAGCGCAGCGCGTCGATGACGTGGTTGTCCTTGTCAGCCAGGATCGGCAACACCGTGCCGGTCAGCGGGTCCGTCTTGTAGCTGTACAGCGTCAGCTCGTCAATCGTGTGCTTGCAGCGCGGGTGCACGATGATGTCGAACGACTTGAGGAACTCGACGCCCTCCTCGAGCGACTTGGCGCCCTTGATCGCCGGCCGGATTTTCGGGAAGCCGTTGCGCTGCATGTGGCTGATCGTCTCCGGCCTGGCCGAGTCGGCTGTCATCGGCCACTTCTCGGCATCGGGCACGCTCATGAACAGCTCCGGCAGATTTACGATCTCGCAGCCCACCATGTAGGCCTCGTAGTCGACGTACAGCCGGTTTGCTTCGATGTCGCAGCGGACCAGCACCGACGGGTCGACCGAGAATCCCCAGTCCGCGCCCAGGCGGTGGACGGTGCCAGCCGGGCGCTCAAACTCTTCGATGCGCCAGTTGCGGAACACGCGCGCCTCGCTATTGCGGCGGTACTTGCCCAGCCACACGTGGGCGTACTTGTCCGGGTCGCGCCGCTTATCGAACTCCATCTCCTCCCGCAGCTCGTCCGGCAGCCAAGGGTTGTCCATGTAGTTCGCTTCCACCACGACCGCACCGGTCGGCAGTGTTTCGCCCCGCAGCAGCACGTCGATCGGGTCCGTCGCCAGGTCCGGGTTCCAGCCAAACCACAGCTGCGAGCCAGGCTTGCGGATCGTCGGGCGCAGCAGCGTCAGGCTCTTGTCGCTGGCGTTCTGCGCCTCCTCGAACCACGCCCGGTCGAATCCTTCCAGCGACTTGATCGACTCGGCGGTGTGGTTCTGCATGCCCTCGAAGATGGTCACGCCGCCATGGCTCGAGATGATGCGGCGGTCCTGCACCTCGAAGTACGCGCCGGCGTTGAACTTCTCGATCTTGCTCTCGACCAGCTTCTTTACCGAGAATTCCAGCGACTTCAGGGTCTCGCGCAGGCACACGAAGTCCAGCTTCTCGTACAGGTTTTCCTCCAGCCACAGCTCGCCGAAGAAGTGCGACTTGCCCGAACCACGCCCGCCGTGCGCGCCCTTGTAGCGGGCCGGGGCCAGCAACGGCAGGAAGCAGCGCGCGGTGTCGATCTGCAGGACTGTCATTTCACGTCGACCACCACGCGCTCGATACGGCGCAACGGGCTCGGCCCGGCGGTGGACTTGTTCAGGTCCTCGATCATGTCCTTGTTCGCGCGCAGCAGGTTCATCGGGCCTTCCATCGCGCTGTTCGCCATCTTTTGGAGCACTGCGTGCGCCTGCAGATGCGGCGCGCTTGCCATCGGGTCGACGTCGTCCACCTTCTCCAGCTGCTGGTTCGCCAGCATCGACAAGCGGGACGCCGAGGCCGCGCTGATTTCCGCCGCCGAACCCATGTGATTGCTGATGTTGCTCAGCCTCTGCGCCAAGTCGCACACGATCATCTGCTTGGCCGGCGCCAGGTTCGCGATCTGCGCGCTGATGCGCTTGCTCTCGGCATCAGCCCGGACTTTCTCTTCCGCCAGTGTGTGGAGCGGGCTCCTCCGGCTCGACGTTTCAGCCTTGCCCGGTTTGATCCGCCGCCGGATCGACGACTCGTTCACGCCATACTCGATCGCGAGCGCGTTGATCGAAACGCCGTCGACCAGGTGCTTGCGCTCGACCTCGACCCACTGCTCGGGGGTAAGAGAAGACTTGCGGCCCATGCTTACCCCCTTTCACCTGAGACAACGAATAAAAAAACCCGCGCAGGCTTGCACCTGGCGGGCGAACGCCAACGCTTGGTAGCGATGGAGGAGACTCTGAAATGCAAAAGCCCCGCCACATCGCTGGGGCAGGGCTTCGTTTTCCCCTCCAGAGACGCCGCGGGCTCCCAATCGGGACCGCGCGCGTCAGAATTCTGGACGGAAATAAGTTGTAGTTGCGAAATTTACGCTTGGGAATTCTTGCTGTCAATAATTTTTTGAACAGCGTCCTGTGCAGCCCTGAGCTCGCGCTGCCAGTGCGATGCCGGCCAGTGCTTGATGTTCATCGCGCGACAGATCACATTCTGCTGGGTGTTCAGCACGTAGAAGTCGCGCAGCAGCAGCTTGTGCCTGGGCCCGAGCGTCAACCAGACCGCCTGGATCACCGCCGCGTCCTCGAAGTCGAGCTTGGCCTGCGACACCGACCCGCCCCTCGGCCCGATCGCCGCTTCCCGCATCAGTGTGCACACGACGTTCGTCATGCACTTGTAGCCTTGGCCACCATACGGCGACGTGCTGCGCGTCTCACGCGTCAGCATCGAGCCGCCGCCCTTGCCGCGCTGGCAGTATCCCCAGTTCTCCAGCCGGCGCTCGATTCCCTGCTCTTCCATGTTCGGCTTTTGTTTCACACGTTTTCCCCCGCGAAGTGCGTTGCTCATCATCGTCTCTTGTGCGTTGCTCATAAGCAACTCGTTCGGCAAAACACCTTTTCCCAAGTCCTCTTCCTCCTCGCCATGTTTCACTCTGCCGCTGCGCTCGTTTCGCCGGTTTTTGCGCTCGGCTTTATTCGGCTTAATTCCCGGCGTTATCCGTGCAAAACCGCCTGTTTAAATACCGCCCCGCTGCCCGCTGCTCGCACCAAAAACACCCCCAAAACCGCAAAATCGCTGCCCAAACACCGGATGACTGTTGATAATTCCCATTCCCCTATGAGACTACGGCGCTTGCTCGCCACTTTCTCGCCGGACATTTCCAATTTTCCGGCCGATCTCGTTGACTGCCTTGGCGGCGGTGTCGAGGTTCGGCTCCAGGTAGCCGATCGTGGTCATCGGGTGCTTGTGGCGCATCACCTCCTGGATGGTCTGAAGCGGGACGCCGGCCTCGGAAAGCATCGTGGCGAACGTGCCGCGCAAGCGGTGCGGGGTGACACCGACGAGCTCGCACGCTGCGTTCGCCCGGGTCATCGCGCTGCGCGAGAACCCTGCCGGCAGCTGGCGCCCGTCGCGGCGCGGCGCGATCAGCCCGCACTCGCGGCGCAGCGGCGCCAAGTGCGCAATCAGCCAATCGGCCATCGGCACCGGCTTGGCTTCGCGGCCCTTGGTGATGCCAGGTGTGTAAGTGGCGCGTTCCCAATCGATCCACTCCCAGCGCGCGCTCGCCGACTCCGATTCGCGCAGGCCGACACCGAACATCAGCCGCACCGCGGTGCCCACCGCCGGCGCGCGCGCCGCGTCGTCGATCGCCTTGAACCAGGTGTTGGCGACATCGCTCGGCAACATGGGGCGCGGCTTGCGCTGTACCTTGAGCATCTTCACCTTCCACGGCAGCACCGGAATGATCTCGCGCTTGACCGCCCACATCGTGATCAGCTTCATTAGCCGCAGCCAGTGGTTCGTGCTGGATGGCGCGTGGGTCTCGAGGTGCGCGTTGCGCGCCAGCTCGATGTCGGTCGTCGTGATGGCGCCGATCGGCTTGTCGCCCAGCGTGTACAGGTGCAGCCTAGCGAACGTCTTGACGCTGCCGATATGCCGCGCGCTGCGGATCGGCTGGTGAATCTCCAGCCAGGCGGCGATCAGTTCGCGCAGCGTCGGTACCGGCTGGCCGCCGTTGGCGCGCACGACCGCGTCGTCGTAGGCCTTCTGCGCCACCTTTTCGGCCCGGCGCTTGAAGGTCTGGCGCGTGGTCTTCTGGACCCGGACGCCGGCCACCTGGAAGCGGTAGTGCCAGTTCTTGCCGGGCGCCGAACGGAACAGGCTGTAGCTCATGGCGGCGTCCCCTGCTTCGGCAGCAGGCCGAGCGCTTCGCGCGCGTTGTTCGCCTGCAGGGCGCTGATCGACGTGTCGCCGTCGGCCGCGCGCTTGATGATGCGCCGGGCCCATCGCAGGTGGTCGAAGTTATCGCCCGGCGCCTTCACCACGCCGCGCGTGACCACGCCTTGGTCCTCGAGCTGGCGGATCATCGCGGCCGCAGCCTCGCGCGACAGCTTGCCCGCGCCGGGCGGCGGCAGCTGCGGCCGCGGTGGCGGGATCTCGGCGTGGTTGGCCTGCGACAGGTGCCCCTTGAGGACTGCGGCCCAGCGGTCCTTGACGGCCGAGTAGGCCTGGCCCATCAGCTCGTTCTGCAGATAGGTCGCCGCCCAGTAGACCGCGCGGTGCGACCAGGTGCCCATCTCCCCCTTGCGGCGCGCCTCCAGGCCGGCGACCGCCTCGTGGTAGGCCGCCACCGGATCGGCGAACGGCTTGCACGCCTGGATGAATTCGGCGCAGCTCGGCGGCCAGGCGTAGCGGCTGCGGCAGGCCCGCAAGCCAGCCTTCACGTCGTCGGGCGTGATGCCCTCTTCCTCGAACGCCTCGACCCAGCTTTCCTGCCAGTTGTCGATCGCCTGCTCGTCCGGGAAGTTGGCGCGCCACTTGTGCGGGTAGGCGCCATCGAGCCGGTTGTACAGGTGGTCCATCAGCGAGATGCCTAGGCCCGGGTGCGGCTCGAACCACTGCGAGTACGGCCGCGTGGTGACGGGCGCCGCAGGCGCGGCTTGTAGCGTGATCGGCTGGTCGGTCATGGGCTATTGGTCCGGTTGCGGTTGACGTGGGCGGTCGGGTTGAACCTGGTCGGGCTACCGGCCGGCGAGTCGCGGTTCTTGAGCACCCAGTCAGCCTCAAAGCCGGTCCAGCCTCGCACGCAGCACAGCGCCAGGGCATCGTCGAGCGACATGCCGGCCTTTTCCGTCTCGCGCAGCAGCTGAGCCAGCACCGTGGCGGTCACCGGAGCGCGCTTCTTGGTGCGCAGGGCCAGCCAGTCGGCCATGGTCTGCTCGCCGACCCCGTTCGCCACCAGATCGGGCTTCGGATCGTAGGCAGGCGCAGCCGATGTCTTTGTTTTTGACTCTTTCTTTTCTTTTCTACTCTTCTCTTCTCTAGCTAACGCTCCGCTAACGCTCTCACCGTTACCTTCACCGTTAGCGCCAGCGTTACTTTTGTGGTTTGCGACCCGTTTTGCCGTCTGAGCGCGCTCTTTTGCGGTTTTCCCGTTGTGCCGCGCGAAGTTCGGCAGGGTCAGCCCGCCATCAATCTGGACCAGCCAGCCGACATCGCACATGGCCTGCGACAACCCGGTAACGCCCGCGATACGATCGAGTAACGCCAAACTAACGCTCGCAGCGTTACCGTCAGTCGTGTGCTGGTCGAACCAGCGCCAGACCTTCAGCAGCTTGCCGACAGTCAGATCGGGGTCGTCCCAGCCCAGCGCCACTGTTATGGCGAACACTTCTGGCTTCTCTGGCGTGTTTGCCTCGAACTTCAGCCATTCACCTGCCATTGCCGCTCCAGGTAAAGCGCGCGAATGCACAGCTGCGCGCGTGCGCGTAACCCTGCGGATAGCCGCAGCCTACGCAGCGGGACGGCGATCGTGCGATGTAGATAGCGACTTTCATGCGGCACGCTCCCCGTTCACGAAGCGGACCATTTCATCGAACTCCACGCGCGACAATTCCAGCGCCGAATTTCCCGGAACCTTGATCTCGACCTGGCCATCGGACCAGACAGCGAAGCGGCAGCGCGACGGCTTGGCAGGTGCCGGCGGCGGCGGCTCGATCAGCGCCCGCTTGAGCCCCTGCAGCGGCTTGCCCGCCTCCTTCTCAGCAAAGCGCGGCACCACCACGGGCGGCTGGAATTCCTGCTTGCCCAGCTCCGCGCCTGACTGCAACGCGTCGGGCTTCACCGCCGGTTCCCGCGTATCCGGGAACGCCTTCGGCCCGAGCGTCCAGATCCTGTCCTTGCACACCAAGCGTTCACCCTGCACCGAGCTGCGGAGCTCCACGGACGGGTAGCGATCCGCGCCCAGGTCCAGCAGAAGGCTCAGTTCCGCCGAGGTGGCGTTGCCACGGCGCTCAATGAAGGCGATAGCCAGCGCAGCAGGACCGAGTGTGCGGTGTTGCTCGCGGAAGGCGAGGATTTCGGCCTTGGCGGCCGCTAGTTGCGCCGTATCGGGCTTGTCGGCGCCGTACAAATCGTCCATCTTTATTTCCCCTTGTCGTTATTGTTATCGCCCGGCGCGCGGCCGGGCGGTGGTGCTGGTGCGGTTACACGACGATCAGCCAGTCCTCGGCAAGCATGTCGGACTGCGAAGCCAGCCAGCCCGGCAACATGGCGCGCCGGCCCTCGGCGTTCACGGTCCACATGTCGATGTGCGGCAGGATCTCGCAGGCCGGCTGCTGCAGCGCCTTGGCGTACGGCGTGCCCTCGCGCAGGTCGGCCGTCGGCGTGCCTGGCACCAGGATCAGCCACATGCCCTTGCCGTTCCAGCCAGTGCGCGCTACCTTGGCGCCGCGCTTGAGCGCTTCCAGGGCCAGACCGAATGTCATGGCCTCGCACGGCCGGTAGGCATTGTCGAACTGCTCCTTGGGCGACCAGCTGACGTAGCCGGCGCGGCCGGGCACGTTGGGCTTACCACCATCCTGGTACTCGACCAAATAGCCTTCGTCGGCGCCGTTCTCGTCCGCCGGCACCATCCAGCCGCGGAACGCGTTGTAGGCAGCCCGGGACATGGCCTCGGCGATGATGATTTTGGTTCCGATAAATCGCATGGGTTCTTCCCTCGTTTTGATACTGCGGTTGGCGCTCGCGCGCGAATCGGTTTCAGGTTTGATACTGCGGTTGGCGCTCGCGCGCGAATCGGTTTCAGGATGCTCGGGAAGGTCCATCCAGTGCGTCACGCACCCCGGCTCGACCGGCATGGCGTCGACGTAGCGCCACGTGTCGCCGTCCAGGTACGCGGGCCAGACCTCACCATCGGACAGCGCGATCAGCACCAGGATCTCGGCATCGGGCAGCCGCGCCGACGTTGGGATCCAGTTCATGGTGCCCATGGCTACCTCAGCTTTCCCTGCAGGCCCTTCAGCGCGCGCAGGTGGTCGATGGCCACCCGGCGCCCGTAGGGAATGAGGCTTTCAAACAACGTCACCGCTTGAGCTACATCAGAACCACGGCCAGCGGCGAGCGCATCATTTAAGCTGGGGGAGCGTGTAGGCAGCGAAATCGGCGCGCAAACTTCGGGGCAAATGCAGTCGGTAGGGTGATCCATCACGCGGCCTCCAGCTGCTGGTTCCCGCTTGCGCGGGAACGGGTCCACTCGGCGTACTGCTTGGCCCACTCTCCCTGCCAGGTCTCGATCGCATCCTTGCAGTGCCAGTTGAAGCCGTGGTCGTCACGGCCGGCGCCAGCATTGAACGCGCGGCGTGCCTTTGCGCGAATCGTCTCGCGCGAGATGATCGGTTCGTCCATCCATGTTCCCCTTGGTTTGCTGTGCGCCCGTCAGGGGGCGCCGTCTTTTTTCTCGAGCATGTCGACCGCTTCGCGCAGTTGCTGCCGCGCGAAGTACTCGGCGCGCTGCGTGTCGTCGCAACGATTCGCGATCGCCGCCTTGTCGCGATCGCGCCAGGCCTTGGCCCGGTGCACGACTTTCTCGTGTGACGTCGCCGTCGTGTTCTGCTGGTCTCTCATCTGGCTCCTTCCGTTATTCGATGCCCGCCCATGCGAGGGCGCGCGGCTTGCCCCTTAAAGATGCAGGCGTTTGAAGCCTCCTGCGACGGCCGCCCGGCCCGGAAAGCGCTGGACATGGCCATGACGTGGCCATTCGCTTTTCGGTTTCCCATCGGTACGATTCACCTTGGCGCGGATGTGGGCGAATGCGAGATCGCGCACGAACGGCGCCACCTGGCGGCCGATGCTCGTGCAGAACTGGCGCAGCGCGGCATCCTCGTGATCGTTCAGCGGCACCTTCAACTGCTTCTCGCGTTTCGGGTTCGGGGTGGTCATGGTTTTCTCCTAGTGGTGCGGTGGTTCAGGACATCAGGGTGGGTGATACGGGGTAATGGACTGTGATCAACTGCCTATAAGCAACTTTTCCGGCAAAAAAACCGCAGGATTACCGCGGCCGGATCGGCAGCGGCAGCATTGGTGCCGCACGCCGGACTGTCGGATCTCGAAACATGTCAGCACAGTCCTGAGGCGTAACACGGCCGCCAGTCTCGCGCTCGATCTGCAGTGCGTAGTCGAGGGTGACCCGGGTAATGCCACGGACCCATTGGCTTACGAGACCTTGGGAGGCAGGCGGATGCAGCTGGCCGCCAAATTCACTCTGGCTTTGGCTGACTTCCTTCAGGTATTCGTCGAGGTGCATGAGATTTCCTAGAAATTAAGAGCAATGCTCTTTTTCCATGAATTCTACAGTAAGAGCAGTGCTTTTCAAGATGTTTAGATCAAAAAAAGTATTACTAATAAAATGTCCTAATGAAACGACGGGAACTTACAGCTGAAGAGGTGGGCGAGGCCGAGCGCCTCAAGGCGGCTTGGGAGGGCTACCGGGCGCAACATGACGGCGCAACTCAGACCTGGCTGGCAGCTGAGTCAGGCCTGGGCACGCAAGGCGCTGTGAGTCAGTATCTGCGCGGCGTGATTCCGCTCAACCTGCAGGCGCTTTTGGCTATCAGCAGGGTGGTCGAGGCAGATCCGCGTGTGATCAGTCCACGGCTGATGGAGGTCGTGCACCAGGCAACTGAGAAGGCGGACACCCAAACGGCCGACCCGTTGCGGGCGTTGAGGCCCGGCAGCTTCATGCGAGTGGACGGCGCCGACCAGGACGATCCGCGCCTGACGATTATTCCCAAGGTGCGGCTGCGCCTGACCGCCGGCCTCAGCGGTTTCGAGGTTGAACCGGAGCCGTACGACGGATCGTCGACGACCGTGCCGACCGATTGGATCGATCGCAACGGGTATAGCCGGGACAAGCTGATCGCAATCACAGTGCGCGGCGAGAGTATGGAGCCGACGTTCTATGAGGGCGATCTTGTCGTCATCAATACGGCCGACACGGCGCCCGTTGCCGGTGCCGTGTACGCGGTGAACTACGAAGGGGAGCCTGCGATCAAGCGCCTAGCGCGGGACGCAGGAAGGTGGTGGCTCGTGTCCGACAACGTGGACCAGCGCAGGTATTACCGGCAATCGTTCGAGGGGGACACGTCGCAGATTATCGGACGCGTAGTGAGGAAGGAAACGGAAAGGTTTTGATGTTGCATTCGATTCAACGCCTGCGTGGCATGCGCATGGCGGTAGTGCTGGCGGAGCGCCGTCAGTTGGGTTGGGACCAGGCCAGGCGGCTGATAGCGGAATTGCAGGTGAAATTTCAATTACCGGTAATGCTTGTCGCGCGAGACGATACGGCTTGGAATAACGCAAGAGCGACGGCTGAATTCGATGCGATGCCGTATCTGCTTGAACTTCTCGCACTCGGCGACATCGAGTGGAGTGAAGCAGTATTTGCTGAGCCAGAATTACCTTTCTAAACCACGGCAGCACTTCTACTCTAACGACAATGAACACTCGACATTTCGCCTTGGCTGTTCTCGTATCGATCACTGCGGGCTGCGCTTCCACTTACAGCCAACCGCAGCTGAATCCGAAGGTTGTCGAAGTTCGGGATTACATAAGTAGGAATAAGCCGTTAGCTGAAAGCGGGACTCTTAAGTGGTCTGCCTATTACAGTGGCCTTTATGAGCGTCACCTCGCAGCTGGCACGTCGCCGCAACTGGTACAGATCATCAATCAGATGCAATGGGATGCACAGCAGTACGAGAATTCATCAATAACAAAAGAGGAATTTGAATTTCGCCAGCGTGATAAGCGCGCAGAAATTAACGCGGTTGCGCAACAGCTGGCAGGTCAGGAACAAGCGCGCCAACAAGCCAGAACGGCGTTGGCACTTCAGGTATTACAGGCGAACCAAGCTTACCAACCAAAGCCCCTCACCCTCACGCCGATCGCGCCGGCAGGCGCACAGATAGCGCCCGCCTCTGCGCCACCTCTTCAGCTTGCAGCGACCGCTTACTGGACAGGCAAACAAACCCAGGTGCAGACCGTCACCTATCAAGTCGGGTGGAACTGCGAATACAACTATGCTGGCCGGACGTTCTGGCGCACGTTCGTTGGCAGCTGCCCGTCGAGCGTCCAAGTGCAGTAAGGCCAACACCTTCCACTAAACAGCCCGCTTCGAGCGGGCTTTTTTTCGTCCGTTGAGAGACAGGTAGGCCATCTACAAGTAAAAATATAAGCATTGCTCTTGACATGATAAAAAGCAGAGCTAATAATGATCTCACCGTAACCGAGCTCAGCACCCGCTAGCCGCCGAACTGGAGACTCAAATGCGACCCTTTCTCATCACAGCACGTACCGCAACCATCTGCATCACCTTCAGCGCGCTGGCCCGCTCCAGCGGCGACGCCGCGGTCTTGACGGCCGAGCTACTCGGCGACCAGCCGTGCGGCATTACCGTCACCGCCGGGGTGCGCTGATGGATGCGACCACTAAAAATCCGCCCGGTGTCGATGCGCTGGTCCGGCTGCTGAATATCGCGCGCGGTCACTCCGGGCAATGCCGCTACGTCGCGGCCTTCCTGCTGGGCCTTTACAACGGCAACCGCTTCAAGTTCGACCTGACCGACTTCCGCTGCCTCGATACCGCCATCTTCGAGGACTGCCTCGAGGTGTTGAGGCTCGATAACTTCCCCCGCCAGGAGGTGCACCTGTACTTCAAGAACGGCGGGCAGATCTGGGAAGACCTGGCAGACCAGTGGCGCATCCGCGACTACACCAAAAAAGCCGATTAACCCCCACCCCAAGAGGAACCACCGATGTTCACCTCCCTGCACGCGCTCGCCCAACAGGCGACGTTGATGATCACCATCGCGGCCGAAGGCGCCGACCAGCTCCGCGTGAACGTCACGCCGATGCCGTTCGACGACAAGGCCAAGGCCCAGCTGCCGAAACCGCTCTCGCTGCTCGCCACGCCGGCCGAGTTCGACGCCGACTTCATCGCCGCGCTGGCCACCTGGCAGGCGCCGAAGCGCTCCCTGGTCGAGCAGGCCCAGGACGCCGGCGAGTCCGAGGAACAGGCCGCCCCACCCGCCCCTGTGGTGAAGGCGCCCGCGAAGGACGGAAAAACCAGCCGCAAGGCGGCGACGCGCGCCAGCAAACCGGCAGCCGCCGAACCGGACCAGGCCGGCCTGCAGGCCGCCGGTGAAGCGGCTGGCGAAGCCGCTGCCGCCGTCGATGCGGTGATGGCGGGCAGCGAGCGCAGCCCCCAGGTTGCGGATGTCGTGCTCGATGGCAGCGAAGACAAGCGTGCGGACACGCATGGCGATGAGCCAGAGCCCCAGCCGGAGGTGCAGGCCGTGGCCGAGGTGGCGCCGGCCGACGCCATGACCCTCGACCTGTTCTAACGGGAGGCACGCATGGACATCCAAAACCTCCGACGCGAATTCCGCTACAACGGCGTGACCCTGTCGGATCCGAACCAGGCGTTCACCCTGCTCCAGGTGCGCGACTTCTACGCCAACGTCTACCCGGAAATCACCAGCGCCGACATCGAGGGGCCGGAGCAGGTCGGCGCCAAGGTGATCTACACGTTCCGCCGCGCCGTCGGCACTAAGGGCGCCTGATCATGCTCACCCGCGAAATCGCGCTGCAGCGCCTGCGCACCGGTGGCAGGCTGTCGCCGGTACCGCGTCCCGCGAACGTCATCATCGCGGAGCAGGCCGTCGATCCGGTGGCCCGGCAGATCAAGCGGATCGTCGACCAGAACGCGCGCGCCTCGGGCCAGCGCTGCCTCGCGCCGTCGATGAACCACGCGGTGCTGCCGTGACCGTTCAGCCGTCCTCCGCCCTGGCCCTGCCGCAGCTCGCTGCGCAGATCCCGATGCGGTACACGATCCCCGGCGCCGATGCGTTCACCATCCCGCTGACTATCGCCCTGCTCGAGGCCGGCGTGATCAGCGACAGGATGCTGCGCGCCCCGCGCAATGCGCTGACCGAGGAGATCGCCGGCGAGCACGAGAAGGACTTGGCCATGCGCGCGCTGTCGCGCTGGTGGGCGGGCCTGATCATGAAGTACTCCTGCAAGTTCTTCCGGTGGAGCCTGCACGTGCAGCAGATCGACGGCACCCGCACCGGCCACAGCGAGGACAACACGGCGGCCTGGTTCTGCTTCACCCGCATGAACGAGCCCGAGATCCCGCGCTTTGCGCTGGCGAACGGCATCGAGCGGCTCGAATCCGTGCTCGAGGGCTTCGGGCAGACCGTGCTCGCGGTGCTGTACGAAGCCGCGCTGCTGCTGCCCGACTCGCTCAATCCGTGGGCGGCGCTGGACTGGGCACAGATGCTGCACTGGGACGATTCGGAGACCGACGACGAGCTGCTCGAGAACTACCGCGAGATGAACGGCTACGACTCGGTGGAGCGGGTGATCCAGGAAGGGGCAGTCATGACGCGCGCGATGTTCTTCGCGGACATGCCGCGCTGGGTCTGCCGACCCTGCCAGGTGGTGTCGCGCGAGGCGATCTGCGCCGCCGGCACCGGGCAGTTCGAGCGGAGCGTGATCGCGGCATGCGACGCCCTGCACGCGCTGGTCAGCCGCCCCGAGTTCATCCTGCGGCCGTGGCACAAGGGCGTGCACCGATGCGGGCTCTATTCGATCGAAGGCTCGATGGTGCTGCTCTGGAAAGAGGGCGACACGATCGGCCAGGTGATCGATGACTACCTGAACATGATGGGCGAAAGCGGCGACTACTGCGAATTCATCGACGCCAACCCGGTGCCGATGACGGCCGACGCCATCCGCGAGTTCCAGACCCATACCGAACAAATGATGCAGGTCGCGGTGCTGACCGAACAGCTGCTGCTCCTGCTGGGAGAAAAATTTTGAGTTCCCACCTGGTCAAGATCCACGGCGCGGGCGAAACCACGCTCAACCTCGTCAGCGCGCTGCTGATGTACCAATCCGACCGCGGCGATGTCTACGCGACCTCGCATCCGGTCGTGACGGACGCCCAGCACCCACACCGCAAGGTGATCGGCGCCGGCGTGCCGCTGTCGAAGGCCAGCCTGGCCAAGTTCGCGGACGCGGTCAGCACGGCGACGGCGTTCTCCGGCTTCCTGCCCGAGCACCTGCTGTTCAGCTCTCCGAACCTGATCGCCTGGTGGACGCCGTCGGCGGTGCGCACCACCTGGTTCAAGCCAGCCGGCACGGGGAAGCTCGACGGCCACGCCCCGGCGGCACACCCGGCGCTGGTGTTCGTGGCCACGCCGGACGACTGGTTCGTGTTCGCGCTGCGCGAGAGCACACGTCCGGCGCCGGCCACCCGCCTGTATCACGCGCCCCACTTCAACGTGTGGGACGGCGGCCGCGTCTGCACGGGTAACGTCGAGCTGCCGCCGGCGTTCGGCGCCGAGGTGATCGGCCGCTACGAGACCGCGTTTTTCCGCAGCCACTTCACCCACCCGAACCGCGACAAAGCGGTCAAGTACAAGGGCGGCATGCAGCAGCTCTGGCGCGACCAGCTGGCCACCCCCAATCCCGAGGCGATGCGCCGCGCGCTCGTCGCTTCCAAGGAAAGCCTGCAGCAAGCGATTGCCCGCATCGCCGCCCGTCCCACCAACCGCTAACTACAAGAGGAAGACCATGCACACCAAAGAAATCACCTCCCGGTTCGACGAACTGCTCCAGATCACTCGCGGGTCGTTCGAGACATTCATCAAGACCACCGAGGAAGTGTTACGGGCCCAGCGCCCGCTGCCGCTGGCCGTCGACGAGGAAACGGCGCCGGCCGAGCAGCTGCAGATGGACAAGGCGCTGCTGGCGGCCGCGCCGGTCGCCGCGGTGCCGCGCCACGCCCCGTTCCACCCGCTGCAGGACAACGGCCACCGCTTCCTGCTGGCCGAGGATGGTCTCTACCTGGAAGTGCGCCGCCCCTGGCTGCACTTCGTTCATCCGCTGGCAAAGCAGGCAGCCGTGGCCATCCCGTATGGGCCGATCAAGGCCAAGTGCGAGCTGGACTTCGGCACGATCGGCAGCGCGCTGGCGCAGATGCGGGAATTCGCGGCCGGGGCGAAGAACGTCGCGCCGATCGAGGCAGCAGCCAGCCTGCTGTGGGACCACAGGAAGCGGTCGTGGCGGATCGAGTATCCGGACATCATTGGCGAAGCGAGCGCGAGCCACATCCAGTACCGCCAGGTCGAGCCTGGGCCCGACGAGAGCCTCGCGATCGATCTGCACAGCCATGGCTACGCCGGCGCGTTCTTCAGCACGACCGACGACGAGGACGACCGCGGCGCGGTCAAGATCTCGGCCGTGTTCGGCAACCTGGACACGGCCACGCCGACGGTCGCGTTCCGGATGTGCGTGCTGGGCCTGTACATCCCGATCAACGTCCCGGCCAAGAAGATCTTCGGGTAAGGCCATGCCGCATATCACGCCCCCTTACCTGCTCAATCGCGCGCCGCGCATCGCCCTCATCGGTTGCGGCGGCAACGGCTCGCAGATGCTTACCGGCCTGGCTCGCCTGAACCACGCGATCACGGCGCTGGGCCACCCCGGCCTGCAGGTCCGGGCATACGACCCGGACACCGTGAGCGAGGCCAACATGGGCCGCCAGCTGTTCGGCAGCTTCGACGTCGGCGCGAGCAAGGCCCATGTGTTGGTCAACCGGGTCAACGCCTTTTTCGGTCTCAACTGGGAGGCCGTTTACGGCCGCTTCGACAACGACGGTAACCGGTACGACATTGCGATCGCCTGTGTCGACAGCGCGCGGGCCCGCTACGAGATTGCGCGCGAACTCGAACGCTATGGCGTGCACTACCTGATGGACCTCGGCAATCGCGCGGCCGATGGCCAGGTCCTGTTCGGCGAGCTGCGCGCCGGCGGCGGCCAGGCCCCGCCCGCCAGCGTTCCGCTGCCCAGCCCGTACACGGTGCTGCCCGAGCTGGTCGACCTATCGGCGCCGGAGGACGACACGCCGAGCTGCGGTCTGGCCGAGGCGCTCGAGCGCCAGGAGCTCTTCGTCAACCAGTCGATCGTGACGCCGGCGCTGTCGATCCTGTGGGAGTTCTTCCGCCACGGGAAGCTGATCTGGCACGGCGCGTTCGTGAACCTGCGCACCGGCAGCATGCGGCCGCTGAACGTACGCGAGGCGGCCTCGGCGCCGGCAGCCCCGGCGGATGACAAGCAAAAAACTGAGGGAGTAGCTGCGTGAACGAGAACAAGACGATCGCCACTTGGCGCGAGCGAATCGGCGCTGGTAAGGATTTCCCCCTGCACGCTCCGACCGACGTGGAAACCGCAATGGTCGCGGAGATTGCGGAGCTGCGCGGGGCCCTGGCTGCAGTCCCAGTGTCGCCGATGGAAGGTTTAACGTTAAACGAGCATACCCGCTTCATTCTCGGGAGACCAAACTTTACCTGCATTCGTGCTGCCCATCGGATGCGCGAGCTCGGCCACGACATCGAGCACCAGGCGGAGGCCGAACAAGCTGCGGTCATCTACCTGATGCTGTCCATGTACCTGAAGCACGGCGTCAACTGGCAGACGCATTGCAACGCCTACCTGGTCGCCCAGCAGGGCCACGCACAAGCTGGCGAGAACGGGAGCGAATCATGAAAGACCGCGGACCAGACCGCCGCCAACGGACCCGCGTGCTCCAGCGCTTCCTGCGCGAGCAGCGCAATGGATTCGATCGGCGCGCGCGCGTGGTGGCGATTCCCGTCGCTGGAATGAAATAGGAGGAGAAGATGGATTCGCTGACTCTATCGAACGAAGAGATCTACCAGATCACCCACTATAAGCTGCCAAAGAAGCAGCTGGCCGCGCTCGAGGAGCTCGGCATTCCGGCCAAGCTACGCAGGATCGACAATACCGTCTGCGTGCTCCGGGCCCATTTGAATAACCTGGTCATCACCCCAGCGCCGGCGGCGAACCGCGGACCGATAAGGAAATCAGCAAGGCAATGAACAGGCAGCGCAAGACGAACCGCGGACTCCCGCGCCGGGTATACATCAAATTCAACGCCTACTACTATGTAGCGCCGGTGAAGATCCGCGATCCCAAAACCAAGGAGCTCAAGACATGGATCCGGCTGTGCTCACTGGACGAGGGCGAGGTGGTGATGCTGAACCGGCTGGCCGAGCTCCTGGGCAGCAAGACGCACGTCGAGGGGACAATGCCGCACCTGTGCACCGAGTTCAAGGCGCACAAGCTGAGCAAGTACACGAAGGAGACACGTGCCCAATACTCGCAGTACCTGGACGTGATCGCCGACGAGTTCGAAGCCTTCCAAGTGGTCGAGGTCACTACCAAGGAGTTCGCGGACTTCTTGCGCGAGAAATTCGCGAACAAGCCGAACACTGCGCGTAAGTACGGCGCCCTGGCCACCAAATTGTTCCGCTACGCGGTATCGGGCCTGGGCCTGCGCCAGGACAATCCGATCGACCAGCTCGATCTGGGCGACTTCGAGACCCAGCGCCGCACGGTGCTGCTGACGCATGACCAGGTGCAGCGCATCCGCGCCGCCGGCATGTACAGCAAGCAGAGGAAGGACACCGGCCGGAGCCTGCCGACGGCCAGCGGCCCGATGTTCGCCTGCATCGTCGATATGGCCTACCTGCTGTGGGCGCGCGCGATCGACATTCGGACGCTGAAGGAAAGCCAGATCGAGGGCGGCTATATCCGGCTCCAGCCCAGCAAGACGAAAAAGAGCAGCGGCAAGGTGGTCGACATCGAGATCACCCCAGGCATCCAGAACGTGATCGACCGCGCCCGAGCGATCAAAAAGGGCTACGAGATCATCTCGCCTTACCTGCTACCGACGCAGAAGGGAACGCCGTACGCGAAAACCGGCTTGATCTCAATGTGGGACCGGGCCAGGGAGCGCGCCGGGATCACAGACGATGTGACGTTCAAGGATTTGCGCTCGCTCGGCGCCACCGATGCGGCCAAGGCGGGCAAGCAGATGGCGGAAATCCAGAAGCGCTTGGTGCACACCAGCAGCAAGACGAGCGAAATCTACATCAAGGAAGCGATCCCTGACGTTTCGACGATTAATATGGATTTGCCGTGGATGAAAGGCTGAGGTCCGGACGTGGACGTAAAAAAGCCCGCTCGCGGCGGGCTGCGTATTACGCGTGTTGCGGCTCTGGCGGATACTCGGCAAGGATGTCGTAAAACTCCTTCTGTTCATCGGCGGTCCATGGGGTGCCCATGCCAATAAACGGCGCGCAAACTGAGGACGGCCCACCAGCGAGCATCTTTTTAAATGCCTCATTTGCAGCCGGCTCCTTGATGGCTTCCCTGATGGGTACTGGAACGCCTTTTTGACTTGTCATAATCACACTCCCTGCGGGTTCGAATGAATTTATTACCTGCTGAGCTGACGCGTAGTTGCTCAGATTGTTATCTGCTGTTGGTCGAATGAGGTACGTGACTTTGCCACCCGACCTCATGTCGAAACCACATGCGGTCTCCACAGACTTGATCGCGTCCTTGTGAATGGACCAGCATTGCAATGCATGCGGGGACCCCGTCCCGGCAAACCTAGCTGACGTGCACGGCGAATCCAGCTTGATGCCGTGGTCCTTTCGAATTTGACCTGTTTTCATATCGATCAGGCAAAGGGAGAGATCGCTCGTTAAGGCCGGCGCTACGCCATACCTGCCGCCTCTGAACCATGCTTTCCACTGGTCGATGATGCCCAACCCACCAGCGAACAGCAGCGCAATTTGCGAATCAAAGACGATCTTGTCGTACCCGATGTCGTCGACAAAAAATAGATAGCCATCTACCAATCCGGACCACCGGGTGTCGCTCGCCAGCGTTTGTGACACTGAGTCAAAGACGTTTGTTGTCATTTTATTCTGCTTTTGGTCTTCAATGCGCACGTTTCCGCTGCTCATCAAGTAGCAGCTGCGATCACGAGCATTCCACAATGGGCGTGCGGACGCGCCGCATGGCTGCGGCTGTGGATAACTCGTCAATGACAGTTCCGTTTTCATGGCACTCTCGGTGAGTTGCCCAGGAACAGGCTGTCAGTGTACATCAAGCATTGCAGACTTGTCACTCGTCAATTGTCAAGAAAGCATCATGACGTCCCGGCATGCGCCCTCAACGTTGTTATTTTGCACTGCAACAGATTCGGTATTGTTGAGAAATCGCAATGCCGGCCACGGGCTCCCGTTTCGTTCCGGAGACCTCCAAAACCATCTAATATCAGTCGCAAAGGCTCGCATTTGCGGGGCGAAGTATCCGACTTGCGCACTACTGTATATTAGATGACTCTGGCGCAAAGTCAGTATCCATGAGGGTTTCAGCCGATTACCGTCCCGCATGGGGTGCAGGGGGTCGGAGGTTCGAATCCTCTCGCCCCGACCAATTATTCAAAGCTAAGGCCAATCTTCGGATTGGCCTTAGCTTTTTGCGGGACGCCAAACGGATCGGCCTATCGCTTCAGCCACGCCCTCAGCTGCACCAGCGTCTTGGCATTCACCACATTCTTCTTCTCCAGCCACCCGCGCCTGGCCTGCCCGATCCCGAAGCGCAAGTTGTCAAAATCCCCCATTTCGCGCGCATCCGAACAGATCGCCACCAGTACGCCCTCATCGCGCGCCATCATGCAATGGGCGTCGTTTAGGTCCAACCGGTCGGGCTGCGCATTTAGTTCCAGCGCAGAATGGCACGCCTTGGCGTGGTGGATCACCCGCCCCATGTCGACCACATACGCGTCGGGCTGAAGCAGCCGCCTTCCCATCGGATGCGCAAGGATGCGCACATGGCGGTTGTCCATTGCCCGCAAGATGCGCGCCGTCTGCTCCTCCCTGCCCAGGTCGAAATGACTGCTCACCGCCGCGATCACATAGTCCAGGCGCTGCAGCACGCTGTCCGGCAGGCCGAGGCTGCCATCCTCCAGGATTTCAGTCTCGAGACCCTTGAGCACGGTGAAGTGCATGAGCTCGCCATTCAGACGATCGATCTCGTCGATCTGCCGCGCCAGCTTGTCCTCGTCCAGCCCGCCAGCCGCGCCCGCGCCCTGCCAGCGGTCGGTAATGCCCAGGTACACCATGCCGCGCTGCTGCGCTTCGAGCACTATTTCGCGCAGGGTGGCGTTCCCATCACCGCTGGCGGTATGCACGTGCAGGTCACCTTTCAGCTCAGGCAGCGTCAGCAGGTGCGGCAGCTTGCCATCCTTCGCCGCTTCGATCTCGCCCCGGTTTTCGCGCAGTTCGGGCGCAATGAAGGGCAGCCCGACTGCGGCGAACACGGCGGCTTCGGTCTCGCCCGCCACCCGCTCCTCGCCCGCAAACATCCCGTATTCGTTGAGCTTGAAGCCGCGCTTTTGCGCCAGCTTGCGGACCTCGATGTTGTGCGCTTTCGCCCCCGTGAAGTAATGCATCGCCGCACCGAAGCTGGCCTCCTCCACCACGCGCAGGTCGACCTGCACGCCCGCCTGCACCTCGATGCTGGCCCGCGTATCGCCATGCGACAGCACCTTCGTCACCGCGTCGTATTCGACGAAATGCCGGGTCACCTGCGCCGTGTGCGCGGAGCTGGCAACGATGTCGAGATCGCCCACCGTGTCCTTCATGCGCCGGTAGCTGCCGGCGGCCTCCGCCTGGTTGGTGGCCTTGCATTGTTTCAGGTAGCGCAGCAGCGGCTCGACGATTTGGGCGGCCTCGGCGATTCCGAAGCGCTTCTTCTTCGACAGCTGGGCCTGCACCGCCTCGAGGATGTGCTGCTCGGCCTTTTCGCCCAGGCCATGGATCGTGTGCAGCTGTCCCGCCTGCGCCGCGTCCAGCAACTGCTGCGGCGTATGGATGCCGCGCTCGTCATACAGGAGCTTGACACGCTTGGGCCCCAGCCCTGGTATCCGCAGCAGCTTGTCTATCTCCGCCGGCAACTCGCGCCGCAACTGCTCGCGCAATTCGCAGGTGCCGCCGTGGACGATCTCGGCGATGCGCCCCGCCAGGTCGTGCCCGATGCCCGACAGTTCGGAGAGGTCGCGGCCCTCCTCCACCAGCGTCTGCACGCTCGGCGCCAGCATCTCTACCGTGCGCGCGGCATTGCGGTAGGCGCGGATCCGGAAGGGATTGCCGTTGCTGATTTCGATCAGGTCGGCGATCTCGGTAAAGATCGCGGCGACGTCGGCGTTACGGATATGCATGGAGTAGCGTCTTCATTTCTGCGGGCCGGACCGCACCTAGTTCCGGCGCCATGGTCAAAGCGGTAGCAACGGGTGCTCGACCCAGCGGGCCCGCCGCGACAAGGAGATTTGAATGAGCAACCAATTCGACCACGTGTCCATCACGAAAAAAGCCAACGTCTACTTCGACGGCAAATGCATCTCGCACAACCTGACCTTTCCCGATAAGACGCGCAAGACAGTCGGCGTGATCATGCCGGGCAGCCTGAACTTCGCGACCGATGCGCCGGAGGTCATGGAAATTGTCGAGGGCAAGTGCCGCGCCCGCATCGGGTCGGACGGCGAGTGGAAGGACTACGGCGCGGGCCAGCAATTCCGCGTGCCGGGCAGCTCGAGCTTCGAGATCGAGGTGCAGGAACCGGTGCATTACGTGTGCCACTTCAACAACCAGTAAGGCGGCCCTAGCCGCTGCCCACCCGCCGGATCGGCCCGACCTTGCTTTCGCGGATCAGCGCGTCCAGGGCGGCGCGATCCAGCGTTTCGTGTTCGAGCAATGCGCGCGCGAGTTCGTCGAGCAGGTCGCGCCTTTCGATCAGGGTCGCGCGCACCCGTTCATGCGCCTCGCCCAACAGCTTGACGATTTCGCTGTCGATCTCCCGCGCCGTCTGCTCGCTGTACGGCCGCCGTTCGGACAAGGCCCCGGGGTACAGCGCCGGTGCGCCGCTCTGCTCGAATGCCGCCAGGCCCAGGCGCTGGCTCATGCCGTACTGGGTCACCATGTGGCGCGCCATGTCGGTGGCCAGTTCCAGGTCGTTCTGGGCGCCGGTCGAGATGTCGCCGAACACGATCTCCTCGGACACCCTGCCGCCCAGGAACACGTCGAGCCGGTCCAGCAGTTCGCTCTTTTTCAGCAGGTAGCGGTCCTCGGTCGGCAACTGCTGGGTGTAGCCGAGCGCCGCGATGCCGCGCGGGATGATCGACACCTTCGCCACCCGGTCGGCGTGCTTGCGGAATTCGGCCGTCAGCGCATGGCCGGCCTCGTGGTAGGCCACCGTTTCCTTTTCGGCGGGATTCATCACCCGCGTCTTCTTTTCCATCCCCGCGATGACCCGGTCGGTGGCTTCGTCAAAGTCGTGCATGTCGACCGCGTCCTTGCCGCGCCGCGCCGCCAGCAGCGCGGCCTCGTTGACCAGGTTGGCCAGGTCGGCGCCGGCCAGCCCGGCGGTCCGGGCCGCCACCTCCGACAGGTCGACCTGGCTCCCCAGCGTCACCTGGCGCGCGTGCACGGCGAGGATCTTTTCGCGCCCCTTCAGGTCGGGCCGGTCGAGCGCGATATGGCGGTCGAAGCGCCCCGGGCGCAGCAGCGCCGGATCGAGGATCTCGGGGCGGTTGGTCGCGCCCAGGATGATCACGCCCTTGTTGGTGTCGAACCCGTCCATCTCGACCAGCAGCTGGTTCAGCGTCTGCTCCTGCTCGTTGTACCCGCCCACCACGCCGGCCACGCCGCGCGCCTTGCCCAGCGCGTCGAGCTCGTCGATGAAGATGATGCAGGGGGCGCTTTTTTCCGCCTGCGTAAACAGGTCGCGCACGCGCGCCGCACCGACGCCGACGAACATCTCGACGAATTCCGAGCCGCTGATCGAAAAGAACGGCACCCCTGCCTCGCCCGCCAG